CAGGTGGCGTCCCTTTCTCGATCCTGTTGAGCTGCACCGGGTTACTGGCGAGATGCTGCTCGATCGCCTCGCGCGGCAGCTTGACGTTGGCATTATCCGCAAGCGTCGGCCCAAGCTGACGCCAGTCCATCTCTTCAGGCTTGGCGCCGAAACGTTTCAGCTGGTTCGCCCATTGCGCGCCCGTTAACTCATTGGATGGGATGCGGCTCAATGCACTTTCGATGCCTGTCGTATATTGCGGCGCGTGCTCTGCGACCGCAACTGCCGCGCCCGGCGCGCCTGTATCCGACAGCAGCTTTTTACCAAAGATGCGCAGATCAGGACCGGCGGTCCCTAACGCACGTTCGGCCGTACCAGCCACGCCAGCACCACCAGCCAGCGCTGCAAGATCGCTGCCGGCCTGTATCATCTGCTCCGAACTATGGCCGGTCGGCCCCCACATCGGGATCTCTCCGGCATAGGCACGGCCCGGCGCCGTCGCCCCGCTTGCGATCGCCCCGGCAGCAGCCTGCGGCAACTGACCAGCAAGAGCCTGCCCAAGCCTCGTGCCTGACGAGATCTGCGGACCGGGCGAGACGAGCGGCTGTCCGACATCGGGCAGATCGACCCTGGCTGCAGGCATTGGCGCATTTTGCGCCGCCATCATCCCGCTGACCATCGGATAGAGCGATGGGTGCTTGAGCGCAGACCAGAATGTGGAAAGGCCACTCGGACGGTTTGCTTCCTGCTGCGCCGCCAGCGCCTGCTGCGCCTCCCGATCTTGCCAGTCGTCAACAGGCCCCAGCTGCGAGCGCAACAGCTCGTCATCAGGATCTTGCGTGCCCGGCGCTAGCGTGCCGAAGCTTGCCATTGCGCTACCCTCGAATGCCTACCGCTCCGATCGGCGGAGCCGGATAGCCCCCAGTGCCCGGTATAACCGGTGGCACTGGTCTTGCTTGCCTAAGAAGCTCATCATAGTCATCGCGGCTCGGCGGTGCCAATGAGCCGAAGCTCCGAGCTTGGCTCGGATGCGGCAGCATCGACCCGACCCCTGCCGCCATGCCGGCGATGCTGGTGAGCGGAATGAGGCCGCGGCTCCACCAATTAACGACACGCTCCGGCGGCACATTGATCGCCTTGGCCGTCGCCTCGATCTGATCGTTGAGCAAGTTGGTGATGGTCTTGGGAGGCGACGCGAGTCCCGTCGTGCCGCCATAGTGGAACCATCCGCCCGACTGCGCCTCAGCCGGCGCAATGCCAAGATGCTGAGCGGCAAGATACCAAGGCTCCGTCATCGGCAGATACTCGGACTGCCGGCGTATCTTGTTCACCGTCACATCTCCAAGCGTATCCTTCAGATGCCCTGGCGGGACAGTGCCGAAGCCATGCAGGCGGTAGCTGTTATAAGCATCGTCCGAGGTGAACCAGTCGCGTGGGATCTGGCCAGGATAAGCCTGATCAAACTTGTAGAGCGTGGCGCGGATGTTGTGCGTGTCGCCAGTGACATCGCGCAAATTGCCGCTCCAATTCTCGCGGAATGTGCCGGGCTTCGGGTTAGTCCAGAGGTTCTCGGTCCCGGTGGCGAATTGGTTAGCTAAATTGTAGTGCATGCCCATCATGCCGTAGCCAGGAACATTGCCCTCCTGTTCGAAGCGCTCAGGCGTGTATGGCGTACCGGCGAGGCGGTTATAAAGCAGCCAACTCGAGTTTCTTAAGTTGGGAGGCGTCGAGGTGCGTGGGCTGGTAGCTGCGCCTTGGCCTGCCCAATTGCGCAGGAAGCCGGCCGCCTCCGGCGTGCTCATCTCGCCATAGTTCTCAATGCCGCGGATGACCGGTCCCGTATGATAGAATTTCAAAAGCGGGCTTTGATCGCGCACCAGGGGATACAGGTCGCTCGCAATATTGGCCCCGAGTTCAGGCGTCTGCGCGATGATCGGGGAAGCGCGTCCTTTATTCGGCAGACTTTCGCCCGGCAGCGGGCCCGGCAGCTGTCCCTTGATCGAGACCTGGGGCACAAGCAATGTCGTCTCGCCATAAGCTTCCGGCGTCGTCGAGAAGATCTCCCGTTCAGCTGTCGGCCAAGGCGCGTGCCCGAATTGCGCCGCCGAGGCCCGGATCGACGCGATATCCTCGGGTGTTGGCATGCGGCGCCCGAGGATCGCCGGCATCCCAAAGCGGGCTCGCGCCAGAAGAGCCGGATCAGAAGGCGGTATAGCGGAGATCGGAGGCGGCGCAGGAGGCGTTCCCGGAGCTGGCTGTGTGGGAGCCGCCCTAGCGGCTCGCCCTATCCTGGACGGCCCCCCAGCCACAGCGCCGCCGCCTATGCCAAGCGGGATGACCGAGGGATCGAGACCGACATCCGGGCCCATGCTAAGGACCGGCGGGTTCTCCTCCAGCTGCCGCAGAGGTCCATAGGCAAACTGTCCGATCGTATCGTCTTCAGGGTCCATACCAGGGGCAAGGCTGCCAAACCTAGGCATTAGCGATCTCCTGCTGCTTCGGTCTCAGGCTGGGCCCCGCGGACATAGGTCCAGCTGGAGCCCGCCTCGATCCGCACCCTGATGCGCTGATAGCGCGACTCGATCGGGTCGATCGGCGCCATGCCCATGTCATCGATGAGGTTCTCCTCGGTGTAGACCGGGATGCCCTGCGGCGAGTTGCGAAAGCCTACCGAGCAATAGACCTGCGTCGCGTCAGTGATGGGACGCATCGCGGTGGTGAATATCATCTTGCCCTTGCCATCACCTTCGCCGGTCTCCAGCGTCGCCTCCAGCGCCGGGCCGGTGAAGAAATTGAGCGCATGAGTCGCATCGAACGCCGATAGCTGCGCGATAGCGGCCTTAATGATGTCGTCGAAGGAAAACGTCGGATTAACTGTCCCGCCCATATCCGGATAGGTCATGGCCTCGATCGAGCCGCCGATCGCACCGCCTGAGATATACGCGTTCACGAAGCTTGATCCGATCTCCTCGACATGCGTGTCGTCGATGATGTTGAAGCGCCAGACGCCGTTGGCCTCGGTGGTGCCCTTGATGCCCTGCACCGTCGCAAACGGCTGAGCAGCCAAATTGAAGCTAGGCTTCACCACGGCATCAAGCGTCAAAATAATGCTGCCAGTCGCGCTGGGCTTTGCATCCTTCACATAGAGTTGCTCCAAGGTGTAGGCATCCATGTTTTCCAGTGTCAGGCCGGGCTTCGCCAACGAGGCGAGATATTCGCCACTGATGTTGACGCGCGCCCATTTGTTCAGCACGTAGTCGTAGACGAGGATGCGATCGAACGTGCCATACGCACCCTTCTTCGTCTTATAAGCCCAATAGACACGCGTGGCGGTCGGAGCCACGGCAGCGATGATCAGCTGCAGCTGGGCGGCATCGACATCATTGAAGAAGGTGATGTTGACCTTGTCCTTGCCGATGTCGACAGGATCTGCCGTCGATACGATCTCCCTGAACCCAGCTGCGCTCAGATAGAACACTCTGTTGCTGACGTTGATGACAGAGTACTTGGCAAACAACACCTCTTGCGTTGAGAACCGGTAGAACTGGAAGATCGCCACCGAGCCCGCTGCATATGTCATAGAGCGGATAGACTGCTCCTGAAAGATCGTGCCATAGGCATCGCCGCCGCTGACCACGAGAGACGAGCCGCCATCCGGAAAGTCTTGGAAGTCGCTGAGCCCGATGCCTGCGCTCCACTGCTCCGGCGCATCGAGGTCGCTCCATTGCACGCGCTGGCCCGCCTCCTGTATCGCTGTGAGTACGACAAAGAAGCCGATGATCGCGACCCATCCGGCATAGGGCGGGTTACCACCGAGATCGACGAAGCTATTTGACGTCGACTGCGCAAGCTTCTGCGGCGGACAGTTCTTCTGAACCGCGATGATGAGATCGTTGTACTGGACGAATACCCAGTTGTCGTCTGTCGGCACAGCGCCGTAAGAGCGTCCCCCTTTAGATGCCAGGGTCCACGACAGATCGATAGGGTTCATGATGTAGAGATCAGTCGCGGTGCCGGCGACGATCGTAACTGTGCCGTCGGGCTTGCGGCCATAGAAGTAGCCGCGGCAGGGAGCTGGCAGCGACTGCGTATACTGCGTCATGCTGAGGATCGGACCGTAGCCGTCGCTCTTCGGCACGACGTTAAAGATCACCTGCGAGTCAGCCTGCCCGAGAGGTGTGATGTCAGGCGCATAGTCCGGAAATGGTATCGTGTCTGACATGTCGTTAGAACTTCATCGGTCTCACGTCATTAAAACTTCATCGGTCTCACGTCGTTAGAACTTCATCGGTCTCACGCGCGACAGCGTCGATGTGATCTTGTTACCCTCACGCTTCAATTCCATGTAGGACCTGTAGGTCTCACCATTGTCGGGCGACATCGCCTGCGCCATTGTCGGGTTTCGCGTCACATGCACCGCGATCTCATACTTGGCCCGGCAGCGGATCAGCCGCTCTGCGTTCTGCGGCGTCATCCAAACATTATTCTCTTCGGTATCCGACGCTGGCGGCGGCATCGCAAGGTGACAGCCGATCCAGCATTTATAGGCGCTCACAGGCACCGGATAGAGGATCAAGGTGTTGCCCTCATATGCGTAGCTGGTCGGCAGCCCGAACTGTGTAAAGAGTTGAATGTTGAGGTGCTGGCGCTCTGGCGTGTTCTGCGAGAGCTTCATCAGCGTGTTGCCGATCTGGATGTTGATATAGTCGATCATGAACATCGTCGAGATGGCAGGACAGTCCGCGGTCGAATAGGTCGACTGCAGCGGCACCGTCTCGAATGTCGTCGGCATTTCCGGGTTGATCTCGTTGAAACGGAAGCGGTGCTTCTGGTACTCGAAGATCGCGGTGTTGATCGCGTTGCGGATCGCCTCGGCATTCGGCCGTGACTTCGTCGCTGTGCCAGGAGTGCCGGCAAGATCGAAGCGCGCCCCCAATTCGGCAGCAATACGGAAGATCATCGTCTGAAGGTCAGTAGCGGCCCCGCCGCCTTCGAAACCGGCGCTAAACCCAGGACTGAATGCACGATCGATATCGCTCATTGTATTCTCAGCGCGGTAACCGTGCTGTCCTTGGCATTGCCACTGGCATTAAACAGCATCTTCCCATTTGCTGTAGTGATGTCCTTGCAAGAGATCAGAATGTTGCCAGCAGGCGCCGCGATAACGCCAGACAGCGTCATCTTGGTCGTCGCCGCACCGAGGATCTGCGTGGCGGAACTGTCGATCACAGTCGTGCCGTCCCACAGCTTGCAGTAAAAGGTCGCAGCCGCCGTATCATTCAACGTCACTGTCCCCGACGCGTACCATGTGCCCGTCGTCCCCTGTCCTACGCTTGGACCCGGAAAGTAGTTCGTGATGTTATTGAGCAGAACATCTGCAGGTATCGACTGACTTACGTTTGTCAACGACACGTTACATGTGCCAGTCGTGGTGATCGTACCGCCAGATAGGCCAGTGCCGCATGACACCGACGTCACAGCCGTGGGCTGGCTCCAGGCCGGGACGCCAGCTGAGCTTTCGGCAAGGTAGTTCGTCCCGGTATTGTTGCCGGGGATCGTCACCCACTGTGTGCCGTTGTAGTAGGCGACGTCACCGGCCCGCGTCGGGGTCGGAAACGCAAGGCTTGTCACATTGCTCGCCCACGATGGAACGCCGGTAGCGCTTTCCTGCAAGACGCCGATCGTTGTGGTGTTGCCAGCAAGAGTGACCCACTGCGTCCCATTCCAGTAGACAACATCCCCAGCTTGGACAGGCGGCGGCAATGCAATGCCGGAGAGGCTGGTCGCCCATGATGGGACGCCTGCGCCAGTTTCCTGCAATACGCCTGTCGCCCCGTTATTGCCGGCAAGAGTGATCCACTGTGATCCGTTCCAATAGACGACATCCCCCGCCCGCGTGACCGTGGGGAAGACATTGGCCGCCGCACCCGGCTGCGTCGTTGCGCCAGTGCCGCCTTGTGCGATGGCAATGGCAGCCGTGCAGTTGTTGGTGAGGCCGGTGGTCCCAAAATAGCAGGCGGGAGCATTGGCAATGAGCGGCGACGTCGGCAACATCGAATAAATGCTGTTGTTGAGAAACTGCCGCAGCGTAGCCGGCGTGATGCCTCCTGCACTCTGATCCGGGAATTGCGTCTGCACGTCATTGAGCAGCTGCTGCTGCGTGCAGGGTGGCGTGCATGTCGGGGTCGTCTGAGCTTCGCAAACGCTCGACAGAGCCAAAAGAAGCAGGATGGCAAGAAGTGTCCGCATGGTTAGCGCCTCCTCCGCGGTAGCCGCGGCTGACCGCGCTATCCGATGATGCAGAACCAACGAGCCGCCGCGCTCGATGATGTGCACTGCACGCTGTTATGTGCCGCCACTGCCAATGCTGAGCCGTTCGCGAGCGCTGTGCCGGCGTTGCTGATCCCCTCGCTTGCCGAGAACGGGAAGACGTTCATCGAGTTGGCCGTATGGTTCGTGATGTAGACCGTCATCGACGCGTCGATGTTTGTCGGCGAGAAGAATGTCAAGGTCGAAGGCAGCTTGATCGCATCACCAATAGTCGCGACTGTGCCGACATACGTGAAGCCTTGGGTGACTTGATAGGCTGTATTGATGGTGCCGGATGGCGTTGCTGTGACGTTGTTGTCAGTCGAGGTCGCCGCAATACCGACTTGCCCGATGTTGCGATAGTTTGCCGTATCGCGACCGAGAAGAGTAACGGCAAGCGCAGGGACCAGCATTGCAGCCAGCCCGAAGGCGGCGCCAGCAAGAGCGGACTTAAGATATCGGTTCATGATCTCTACCCTCGCAAAAAGAGGCTGGGCGGAAGAGGAGAGACCGCCCGGCCCAAGGCTGGGAGGTTACGACTGCCATCCGCCCTCGAACTCGATGACGACGATGGCTTGTCCTGCACCGGGCGAGCCAGTCGCAGTCCATACCGCATAAGGCAACACATCGGCTGCCGCGGTAAGGGATCGACCAAGTGCTCTGCCTTGTGTGATGGCGGGGATGACAGTGCCTGTCCACGTCGCATCGCCCGCCGCCACGATATTGTTCCAGCTGCCGGCATTGGTGCCGACCGTGATCGTAGGCGTGGTGCCGGTGAAGGCGACGGGCACCTCGATCCAGACGCCAGTGATGAAGGCGCCCATTGGCAGATAATTCGCGAATGGCATCGCAACGCCAGATGCGGCGTCGTTCCAGTTGATCGTCTTTTTCAGCGTGTTGCTGACTTGCCGCGGGTCCTGACGAGCAGCAGTGCCTAATACGTTGGTGGCCATGTGCTGTGCTCCTTACGTTGCCGGCGCCGCGTACGTCGACATGACGATCGTGCCGTAGTCGATGTTGTTGTACCGGGTCTTTTTCAGGCCATGGATCGTGAGCGCGCTGATCTCAAGACGACGCTTGTGATCAAACAATTCTTCGTTCCATGTGAGCTTGCTTGGACCGTTGTCGCGGCCAAACCCCATCATGCAGGCTTGTCCACCGAGGAAGATCGCCCGCCGCACGGTCGGTACGTCAGCGCCGGCCGCAGAGACGCCATCGGTGACGTCATAAGCGGAGCGCATGATGGTGGAATTGTAGATGCCGATCGAGCCGTTGAAGATCCTATTGCCGGTCTCCGCACGGCCCATCGAAGCTGCCTTCTGCAGATCGATGAACTGACCGGTCGAGGTGTTGCGGCGGACCGCGGTGACTTGATAGGGGTGAAGGTATGATACGTACATATCTTCAAGCGTATTGTTGTAGTCGCTGCGCCCGTTCGCGCGCGGACCCGTGCCCTTGATGCGGATCGGACGGATCAGCGGGGTCGCGGTGATCGCGGCCTCCTTGGCCTTGTCGATCATGTCGAGCGTGAAGGTGTCGCCGGCGACCAGAAGATCGTCGGACGTTCTATTAGACTGACGGATGATCCGGTTAGCCGATGGGGCATTTACAGGGTTAAGCCCGGTATAGCGCACGTCACTTTGAACAGAGTAGCCGCACACTTGGTTAAAAAACGCCACGCTATAGCGTTTGGCGTACCAGTCCCCTAAGCGGCTCTTCGCGGTGTTGCGCAGGTCCCATGGGACACGCTGCTGGTCGATGGTGCGCCGGCTCTTGACGCCAGCGACAGCCATAAGCTCATTGATCACGAGCTGATCGCTGTAGGTGGTCAGGGCCTCGCCGTTGCCTTCCGCCAGCTGGTTCTCGGAAAAACCAGCCTGCGCGAGCTGCATGACGATCGCGTAGGTGATCGCGTCACCCGGCCCTTTCGACAGCGCGTCCTGCATGTGGATGATCGAGTTCTCGTCGTCGCCGATCAACGGTGCAATGGCCGTATATTTCAGTGCCTCGTAGTCGAGAACCCTGCTCCAGAGCTTGACCGCCATCTGGTCATTGACGGGAAAACTGGTGGTCGCCATGTGGCACCCCTGCGGTCGCGCCCGGGCCCATACGGGGCCCGTGGCACATTTTGCGATATGCGAGTGGGTGCAGAGTGTTTGCGCTTCCTGCGGGAGCGATACCGCTTATCGAGTCGGCCTCGGCGCTACTTGAGACGGCTAGCACTAACCCGGCCAGAACTGTTTATGGGATGACATATCCGCAACCGACAGCCTGAGAACGGACCCTATTTTTAGGACGGTTAGGTTCCGCCGTCAAGGGTGCCGGTATTTCTATCCATGTGGGAAGTGCAAGCCGCCGCCGGAACCAAAGAGGCAGCCAAGCAGCCCGAAGATCACGTATAGGATCATGATCGCCACTATAACCCATAGGATGATCTCCAGAATTCGACCGATGATCGGAATACCGGTCATATTGTCGAGAAACGGAACCAGTAGACGAATTATCGCGACGATCCCGATAACGATGATCAGCCAGACCAGTAGCTGCTCGACGGCACCCAGACCGAAACAGGCCATGTCAAACTCCCATCAGACAACGCATCATCCTGTTCGCAAAATAATAAACGCGCATCCTTCGGTAAGCATCGGGCCATTCCGCGCTGCTGCTGCTACCTCGTGCGAACCCATTGATAGCGGTGCCCGCCGAAACGGCGGAT